CATGGAACTTATAAGGCTTGGTCACAAGATGCCCGTCAGTCTTTAACCGATGAACAATCCTGTGGATGTTTGACTTAGATTTCAATCCAATCCCTTTAGCAATAACTTCATAAGACGGAGACACACCATGCAACCTAATGTATGCACGTATGAAGTCCAACACCAACTGCCGCCTTTTAGTCATATGAGGGCACACTGCCCAGTGCGGCGACTAACTGCCCCAGTTTGGTTGTCAACCACAATGTGCCTTCATATGTTTAAACGCTTGAGTTACTGTTTCACATATATATGGGAAACAAACTCTGTTTCGGAGAGTTTAAACGCAAATACGAACGTTCGCAATACCTTTTTTGAAAATATATATACCCCCGGGGGGTTGGGTTTGGAAAAGGAAGGGGGGGTGTTCTGTGGAATGTATTTGAGAGAGTGGAATAGAGCGTATACGCGGGAGGGGTGTCGGCTCGCCACAAGTGGGGGACGGGCACGGGTGGGTCACGGCCACGCCCACGTTTACACGCCCTCGCCTGCTACTGGCATCGTTGTGTTTAAACGCTTTGCGTCTACGTCTAGCACAGAAGCTTTGCCTTGCTCTAGTAACTTGATGTGCCCTGCAAGTTCTCTCTTCAGTTGGTCTGCGGTGATCACTGCCTTGTCTTGTACGTCTGTCGGGGTGAACAACCCTGATGCTTTGCCCAGTAACTCTAGGCACTTTATCTTTGACCCCTCTTGCTTGGCTCCCTTGCTTAGTGCAATGAGGTTCCTAATTACATATAACTTGGTAGCCGCAATGTCCCCTGCTAGATGCTCGACTGTCTCGCCCCATGCATCTTGAAGTATCTTTTTAACCCTTGGATCCTTCATCAGTTTGTTTGCACTGGCACTGATACTTGCATCTGATCCTGTATCGTTGGCATAGGCACTTCGGTATGCTGAACGTAGACCATCTCCGAGTATTACCCTCTGACAGAACAATGCTTGCCGTGGGCTTAGAGGTTTAGGTCTTGGTATATCTGATCCTATATGTTCTCCATCCTTTCTTAGTCTTGGACTCTCTGCGGCATGGGCTAACTGTTCCGCTTCGCTAAGGTCATCGGGGCTTTCATCATCATCTACCCAATCGGCATCTGCCAACTCCGCTTCCAATTCTGACTTGTACTTAGCTTGGCTCGACTTGTTCATGTTTAAACACTCCATAATTGTTAGTACCTACCAACTTTGCACCGCCCCAACGCAGGGAAACGCACTGTTCGTATTATGCACAGTTTATCCACACCCTGTGCATAAGTCAAAGGTTATCCACAAGATGTTATCCACAACTTATCCACACAACCCGAGTTATCCACAGCTTATACATTTGTTATACAGACCTTATACAGTGCAGTTTTACAACACATGATTTGATTACCTTAGTACTACATAACATGGTCAAAGTAGTACGGAAAAAGTGTGGCGAAAACCGATTTAAACGGCCTCAGTGCGTTTTTTTGCCCTCCATGCTACTACCCCCTTACCCAACCTCTGATCGACGATCCTGAGCGTTTTTCACCATTTTGGTGCATTAACTTTAGTATTACTTTTTGAGCAAACCAAACTGAGAACCTTTTAGTTCAACTCCCTAGAAACCAGTTGCACTAATATAAATACACCACAAAACCACGCCCAAAAATATTTTCAATTATTTTTAAAATACTTGTACACCTTGTCAACCAATGCTATTACAATAGCGTTAAGGTGATGTAGACGATATCGTTTACACGCAAGGATTACCGCTCAGACCTGCTTACCCGTGATGGGCAAAGAAAAGCAGATAGTGCAGATCCTCTACCCTACAGGTGATCGCACCACGTAGGGCTGAAAAGAGTTCAGCCTGTAGCCCCTAGGGCTACGGAGTGCGCTCTTGCACTGTATTGGAGACCCCATGAAAAAGCTTCTCAATGCCTACCAAGCGAACCCCACACTAGCCAATGCAAAACGTGTTTTTCTCTACGATTGGAAACACTCTTTCGCTTCCATCATGCTTGACCTTGAAGATCAAGCCCTGCTTCAACAAATCATTGCACGTCATAACAAGGGAGAGTGAACCATGTATACCGCACAAATTGACCGCCACGGCAACATCATTGTTTGCAAGGGTGCAGTGGAGCGCAACGGCTACCAAGTGTTCCACTGGGGCACGTACAACGAATGCCTGACCCGCAAGGTCAGCCCTGCCACTGAGCAACCCTCAAGATGGCATACCCGCTCAAACGGGCAACCCCTCGACACCGAGGAATGAACTGTCAGCGTGATGCACCTTGCACGGGTGCATTGCAGTGCTAGTTCGCACTTCTACAGAGAGACCAACCATGAAACGTGAATACATCAAAGCCTTTAACTTACTCAAAAAAATGGGCGTTCCAGTGTACGTTCGGGACGACATGAACGGACGCTTTCAGATCAGCGCAGAAGAACCCGAGTCCTACAAATGGGCTGACTACCATGATGGCTACATGAGGTCTGATTGGATTTTTGGTGTTCACCCCTCGCTCGATGCCGCCCTGCGCAAGTTCGGCCTACATGCAGAGTGGATCAATGCGGGTGAATTGGGAGTGTATGAATCCTGACATTTCAGCGGTCAGCCCTGCGGGGTTGACCAGTGCAATGTCGCACTATTTGGAGACCTACTATGAGCATGATCATTTTCAAGAGCCATTACGGAGAGTTCACCCTTGAAGCAGGGGGCAGACTGTCAGGCCACACAATGGAAATCACAGGCAAGCGCAAAGACGGAAAGTACATGGTGACCCATGCATTCGGATCAGGCAAGCGCATTCGCAAGGTCTACACCACAGAGCAATTGATCTTGGAAATTGCCAAGCTTGAACCCCAATATGCCGAATCTATGACCTGACATTTCAGCGGTATGCCCCTCGGGCATATCAGTGCAATGTCGCACTTCTAGTGGAGACCCACATGGCTTTACCTATCAAACACCTGACCCGTGAAGACTGGCTGACTGCGGCAGTCGATGAACTGCGTCCTTTCTTTTCCTCTAATGGCGTATCAATCACCCCAAAAATCAGGGTGTCTTGCGCTCTCCCCTCCAATGCCAAGCGTACCAATTTCAAGTCGGTTGGCGAATGCTTCCCCAATACCAATTCGGCTGACGCTCACTTTGAGATTTTCATTAGTCCTGTACTGGCTGACCCCATCAAGGTCTTTGAGACCCTTGTTGCCATGTTGTGCCATACCGCCAAGGGTGCGCTGAACCATGGCAAGCCCTATCAGCGTGTGGCCGATGCCATGCACCTGTTGCCCAACGGCACTCCCTCCGCACGTTATAAGTCGGTGACTCATGGCAACGCATTCGTTGCCGCCTATCAGCAGATCATCGACTCGCTCGGTGCATACGTCCACGCTGAACTGTCGGCCTCGGTTGGCAAAAAGCAAGGGACACGCATGCTGAAATGTGTGTGCCCATCATGCGGCTACACGGTGCGACTCACCAACAAGTGGGCGTTTAAACATGGCAATTTGAATTTGCCAATCTGCCCCAATGAGGGTGACGTTCTGAATTTAATTTGAAATTAGTACACAAGGAGAGAAAAACATGGCCTCGCTAAACACAATCAAAACCCTGACCCCCATCGACAAGTACGTGATCAATGGTGCGGTTATCGCCCTCAAAGCCCCTCAGTCAGTGATCAACGACAAGGACAAAATGGTTCGTTTGAACTGGCTTGCTGACCTGATCGAGGACGGCTCAGTCACCCTTGATTACATCAAAGGTTGCCCCTCAGTGGCTGACAGCGCAGGGGGCGTTGACTCTGCCAAGCTTGATGCGACTGCCTCGGTTGCTGTACGTGCCGAAGCGGTTGCCCTCGATGCCGTTAAAAAGGCGACAGCACTTGCTCAGAGTGTCAACACTGTTTCACAGCAGATCAACGACATCACACTGGCGGTGCAGAAAATTGCCAATGCATCACAGTCCAACCTCGATGAAGACAAGATCAATGCAGAGGTTGCCAGTGCCATAGCTAAGGCGTTTAAACCCTTTGCACAGGCAGTGAAAGATGCCAAGGCTGAGGACGTGATCGCCAGTGCTACCAAGGCCACTATCGTTGACCGCAAGTCTGCGCTTGATGTGTTCGGTATTGACCTATGCAATGCCAAGGGTGACCCCCTCATGGTTGACATTTGGGATGCCCCCGATGCCCCTGCCATTGATCCTAATTTTGTGTGGACAGGCCGCATTCTGAGCCACTTGTTGCTCTCACAGAAAACAGGCGAGAACGCATGGTTCGGAGGTGCTAAGGGCACTGGCAAATCAGAGACAGCCCGACAGTTTGCCGCCTACACTGGCCGCTCATACACCCGCATAAGCTTTCACAAGTACACCACAGCAGATGACGTGATCGGTGCTGTGGGCTTGGAAAATGGTGCGACAGTGTTCAAAAAGGGTGCGTTCTTAGAGGCGTTCACATCACCCTCTACTGTGCTACTGCTCGATGAAATCAGCATGGCTGATGCGGGCGAATTGGCTACGCTGAACGGCTTCCTTGAACCCAATAGCGCAGTGAACTATGGCGGCTTTGTTCACCGCAGAGCGCAGGGTGTTTTGGTCTTTGCCGCTGACAATACCATGACCAATGGTGACACGTCAGGACGCTACGCCAAGACTCAAACCATGAACTCGGCACTGGCTGATCGTTTTGCCCGAGTGATCCCATTCACCTACCTGAGCAAGACTCAGGAGATTGAAGCCCTGACCCGCCACACTGGCTGTCATGCAATGTTGGCTGAACACGTTATCAATGCAATCACTGCGGCTCGTGCCAAGGTTGACTCAGGTGACGTGATCGATGCCCCCTCTATTCGTTCAGCCCTTGCTTTCATTCGGGCACTGGACGTTCTATCTGTCGATGAAGCATGGGAATCAACCATCACTTCACGTCAACCCGAAGAGTCCCGCACAGCACTCGATGCAATCAAAGCGGCTTACATCAACGCTAGCGTTCTAGCAAAATACCTGTGAGGTTACTATGAGAACTTACCGAGGCCATGAGTTTAAACGTGCAGTGACACTGGCAATTCACAAAATCTGCGCTGATCTTGGACGCAACCCAGTAGAGATTGAATGGGGCGGCACTCAGTCTGCATCTATCAGCTTGCGTGGTCACCTTAAGCTTGCCAACGTCAGAGATGACGCTGTGCTGACCAAGGCTGACCTGATGCGCTATGTTGGCTATGGTGTGCATGAGTTACTGCACTGGACATACACCAATTTTGATGCGACAAAAAAGGGATGGGATCACAGCCAGTATGTGGCTCAGTTGCACAATGCCTTAGAGGATGCGTTCATCGAGCACAAGGGTATCAAGGCAAGCCTGACAGGCAACATTGAAGAGTTGCTTACAGCCCTGATCAATGGCGTAGTGGCCGAGTCTTTGACCGAGGTTACCGATTGGTCAAACCCTGCGCAGTACCCCTTTGTTCTCGCAGTCTATGCACGTAGACACGCAACAATCAAAGTACCACTGGCAAAGGGTTTACAACCGATCTTTGCCGAGGCGGCTAGACGTTTAAACAATGCGACTGATTCGTTTGATACCTTGGACATTGCAATGTGGGTGTTCAATCAATTGAATCAGATCAAACCGCCTGTCCAACCGCCTGTCAATCCTGAGCCTCGCAAGGGCAAAGAAAAGGGCGAGAAGCCTACCGATGGTCAGCCTACCGATGGAGACCCTGTCGATGGTGATGAGGATGGTGATCAGGATGGCTCAGGAAGCCCCTCAGAAGAGCCTACAGGAGGCGATCAGGGAGGTGATGCACCTACCCCCCCAACTAACCCTGCGAAGCCTCCTGTGGATCGTAATGGCAACCCTGTCGAGGCACGTAACGTTGAGCCTACTACCAAAGCACCCGATGGTGCGGGTTCGGGCGGCACTTACTGGACAGGCAGTATCAAAGGCAAAGAGGAACACGTCAGGCCAAATAATCCCGCAGTGTTTCCCATCAACTTTTAATGGAGGTTCACATGATCCCTGCAAAATTACGCTACTCAGTGCGCAGACTGTTTGAGAACTCAGGCTTTGAAGAGTATCAACACAACCGCAAATCAGGTGCTTTGAATGTTCGTGCCCTGCCTACCATCGGGCACAATGACCGCCTGTTTAAACAGCGCAAAGAACATGACGGCATCGACTCTGCTGTTGTGATTGTGCTAGATGTATCAGGCTCGATGTTCAAGAACAAAGACCCGCTGAACTCCAAGATGTACCATGCGATCCTCGCAACGTATGCCCTACTGGACACGTTGACCAAGGCGGGTGTGGTGACCAGTGTCGTGACGTTCGGGTGTGACGTGTCTATGCTTAAGGACTTCAATACCCCTTACCAACGCATTAAGCCCCTGTTGGAGCGCATCACGGCAGGGGGCGGTACTAACGACAGCACCGCCCTGCAATACGCTCATGGGTTGCTGTTGAATCGTCAGGAGGAGCGCAAGGTTTGCTTTCTCCTGAGTGATGGCATCGGTGACTCTGACCAGTGCAGAGAGCAAGCCCTGACAGGCGAGAACCTCGGCATCACAACCATTGGGATTGGCATCCGCTCGGATGTGTCCTACATCTACAAAAACGCTGTGACCATCGACAAGATCGAGGACTTAGGAACCATAGCGTTTGACAAGCTGAAGCTTGCCGCATGAGGGAGGGGGTGAAAGCCCCCACTTCATCCCCCTTTACAAAAAAGAAACCAGTAGATAAGGAGAGAGCATGGCTAATGAAATGAAGTTGGCGTATGAGTTTGTGCGTCAGGGTATATGGGATGAGGACGACTTCATAGCCTTTGTGCTTGATGTTGGCCTTAACTTTATGGGTAAGAAACGATACAACGAACGGAAAGAAAACAAATGAGCAACATGAAATTAACAGTGGACACGCTCGACAACCACGTCAAGAGCGCAGTTATCGACATTGGTGCGAACAATGGCTATGTTGAGGTCTTTATATCGGGGGGTGTTGTACATCTCAATGTGTTTAACAAGGAGGGTGACGTGGTGCATGACTACGCCATCACAACCAAGGAATTGCGTGCGAAGGGCGGTTGGACTACGCCCAAATTTGAACCTACGCTCGATTGAGCGTTTAAACAAAGGAGAGAGATTATGCAAGGACTAGACAATCATTTTTCTGCGCTATGGGTTGCCAACGAGCGCAGTGAGGCCGAGGGTAAGCCAACGGCCAAATACACCATTACAGTGGCTGTGGAGGGCTTTGTGCAGATCGATGTTGAGGCTACTAGCCGATCCAAGGCGGTTGATCAGGCTATGGAAATATTCAACGACAGCGGCATCAACATTGTTGTGACCGACAAATCAATTGCAGATGTGGAGGAGTGGAAATGACTGACAAAGAACGAATCGTTTACCTGACAGCGGCACTTAAGAACCTGACCCTGTCTGCTGACCGCTACATCGATGATGGGTCATGGATCGAGCATCTTTCACTTGACGTGGAATTTGCAAAGGGTGTTCTGAAGGCAACCAAATACAGCAAAGATGAACGAAGCATCAGGGATGCAGTAGGTCGATTAATTACAGGAGAGAAAGCATGAAAGCATTTAAGGGTGTGGTGATAACCACGTATCAGGAAGAGATCACAGTATTGGCTGACACAAAAGAAGAGGCTGAGTTATTGATGTACGACAAGGCTAATCCTTTGGGGGATAGCGTCAGCGGTGAGATGGAAGTACATGACTTAGTCGATTTGGGAGAGGTGAAATGAACCACACACTATGGCAAAAACTTGAGCGGGTCTTGCTCCTTATCGGCATGATCGTTTTACTACTTGACTTGTTTTACTGGAGACCTTAATGTTTAAACACATAACTTCTTACCCTTGGACTTTGGGCGGCTCGGGTCTTACTGTGTGGGGCTACGAGCAACAATATGGTAGACCTTTGGTTGTGAACTGTGACGCAAAGAACGAGCGCATAACCATGCCGACCGCAACAAAACGTGCCAACGCCCGACTGATTGCCATCGCCCCGCAGATGTATGAGATCATTCAAAAGATGCAGAGTGAAGATGCCAAGGCGCTAGTTCGTTACATGGAAAAGGAGACCGATCATGCAGATCAAGGCAATTAAAAGAGAAAAGGACATTGACTATGACCGCCTGTACAAGGCGTATGAGGGTCTGATCGATTGGATAAGGACGAATGACGTAGACGGCCAAGAGACCCTCGGCCTGCTACTCAAAGCCGCAGTGTCCCTAGCTGTGACGAATCACCTACCCAAGGAGGATGTTATGGAGGTGATGGCAGTCACCTATGAGATGGAACGCTCCATGCGTCCCTCTAGTGCGGAGGTGCATTGATGAGGAAGGTCAAGGCGATAACCCAATCTGACCCAACCTTTCTCAAAACCACGTACTACTATGACAACCTCGTAAACCTCGTAAACCATGAAAGATTTGTAAACCCTGCCGAGAAGTACATCACCTACGCTGACAAGGCGTGGGCGGTATATCGGATGGGCAGAGACCGAGTGCCTCGGTACTGTGGAAAGTACCCCAACATCATTCAAGCTGTGCGAGTTGCACAAATTTAAGGGAGCCTCGGCTCCCTTTTTTTTGGCCTACCTAAAGACGTTTAAACGCATAAGTTTTTTGGCAGCGGCTGCTGGCTGCGTCACTGTTTAAACGCTGTGGTGATAAATACTGGAGTCTTAAGTCCAACATACGCTCCAAGAATGTTGAACTCAAAGTATTCATACGCCTCGTCCACAGTCATTGAGCGGCTCAGGATCTCCACTATTTTTGTCGTGTCATAGGCGACCACAGGCTCGTCCCCTATGCGTTCAGAGACCCCGATGATTGCCTCGTCAAACTCTTCTTCACTTAAAAAAAGAAGTTCTGTATCCCACTTACCCGTAAGTTCTTCCCTGATGTTTAAACGAGGATCATCAACAGGATCACCAGATGAGCTACCTGCAATCTGGTTATTGTTTAAACGATTAGAAGGCATCGAGATTCTCCGAGTAAGTCCCTGCGGTCTTGTTGTAAATCATTGTTGTTTCACCCTGCGTTCCGACCCAACGATAGCGGCACTTCCAAACTGCGATCTCTACGTGATGGTCTTTTCTGTGGACAGTCAGACCGCAGTCGGTCTTTGCCCACCAAGCCATCGACCCTGCGATGGACATCCCATCAGGGCGGGGCTGTTCATTACCTTGTCGGGTGATCTTAGATGGGTGAGCAACAAACCATGTATGCACGTCATGTGCCTTACAAAACTTCTGAACCCTAGTCAGCATATCGCTGATGGCGGCTGTCTCAGTACCCTCTGACCTTGGTAACTCTATGTAGTTATATGGGTCAATGACCAACCCCCGAACCCCCATGCGTTTAACCGCTACCCGCGCTCGTTCCAGTATTGAGTCCAGTGTTGATGGCTCTTCTCCGTTTGTATCAATAAACAAAAAATGTTCTTTTACAAATTTAAACGCAATCTCTTTATCAGTCTCTGACATCCGATCCTTGCCATCAAAAAATCTGCGCTTGGTATAAATCTCCATCAGGCGGCTGATATGAATCTCAGGCTGATTCTCAAACGAACACACCGCAAATTTCCAATCATGCTTGTCGGCTAGGTTGACCATAATCTGATCCACAAAGTTGGACTTGCCCGATGAGGGATAGCCTGTCACCACAGTCAATTGTGCAGGGGCAACAGTGTAGATTTCATCGACTGAAGCATACCCTGTGGAGTAACCTTTGCCCGTTCCCTTTGTATACAACTCGTTTAAACGCTCGTAATAAGACCCCGCATCGGAGATCCCCGAGACAGGGTACGGCACAGCCGATGCCAGTAGCGCCCCTACCTTTGTCGGGTCATCAAGCATGACCTCGTTTAAATCTTTCTTTTCAAATTTAGCCAGCCTACATTTTTCTTTACCAATCCGTCTTGCCAACTCTTCGGCTAACGCTTGACCCGCAGTGTCTTGGTCTGTGGCTAGGATGATGTAAGGAACTGCGTCCAGTATCTCCCGAGCATTCCATACATAGGCAAACTTCTTATCTTCAGAGGGCAGAACCTTTCCGTCTGCGACTTTGATTGGCGCACCCGATGGAACACTGACTACATTCTCGTAGCCCATCTCCATGAGTGACAGGCAGTCTATCTCGCCCTCAACGATGATAAGTGGCTGATCTTTCTTAATAAGGTCAATGCCAAAGAAATCATGCGCACCGCCTGAGTCTTGAGTGAAATCTTTCTCGGGGAATGATCGGTACTTGGCGGCAACCAATGCACCATTCCTGTAGTAGGGAAAGCCTATGGCATCTGCGGTCTTGCCCAGTTTGCCAAAGTACTTCTCAGAGGCAAACAACTTCATCTTGTCTGCGGTTGGTTTAGATATGCCCCGTGTGGCTAACCATGCGTAATGTTGATCTTGTAGTTTGTTTGAAACAATAATTGGGTTTGGTACGGCTGACAAAATTCGCTCCTGTTGTGGTTGGACTGAGCCGTTAGTCTGGCAATGATGGCAATGAAACACAACCGCCCCGTCTGCTTTGCGGGTTAGTGTCATGTCTTTCTGATTTGATTTTCTGCGTTCAGCAGAGCAGTACGGGCAAGCTACCCGAGTAGATTCGTTGAAGTGGAACTGATCCACGAACTCCGCGTTCATTTCATTGAACCATCTGACTTACGTTTAAACGCACGGTTCTTGCTGGGCGCTTCCAGTCTCACACCATCTGCGTTTGATCCACCCTTGCTCAAAGCCTTGACGTGGGCTACGTCTTTACCTTGTCGGGTCACTCCCTTAGCGTCCAATTTTCTACGGGCACGTTGGCGTTCCATTCGGTTCTCATGTTCGCCTCGTTCTTGTTGGGTCTTGTACTCTTGCTTGAAATTGCGTGTCATTATTTGCTCCTTGGGATGTTAATTAAACCGCATGAAACCTGACGAGGTCAATCGGGCAAAGATAAAAATCTTGCGTTACATCTTCGTACCTTGAGTCCTTGCGTTTTTCTGAATACCATTGTTTGCACGTAGACGAATTAACAACGGCGATGTGTGTTAAATCTGCGCTTTGAATGATGTACGCATACGGCTTTGGCTTGGCGTTGTCAAAGGAATGCTTGGCACAGACAATGAACTTGTCCCCAAATTTCCAATCTGCCTTGCATGTAAATTCAATCCCAAGTCTCTTGACCTCAACCCTCATGTTGATGTAGAGATCACCTTTGTCTACGTGATCCATGCGATTCTCATAACTGTCCGAGACAGTCGAGGGCGGTATCGTTACCGAGTACCCCAAACTGTTCAACCAATTGGCGGCCGAGATAACCCCCTCATGGCTTTCTCCAAGGTGCTTGACGAACCTTTTGAAATCCCTTTCTCTTGCTTCCATTATTGTCCCCTTGCTCGGATGGCTTCAACGCAACGATATGCATAACCACCCTCCCACCCATCCTCTGTCGCAATCTCATCACACACCTTTGCACAAGCCTCACGCTCTTGCTCAATGGCTAAGTTGACCAAGGCAACCAAGTGCGGTGTTGATACAGTCCACGTTGTGTAGTGCTTGTTCTCTTGCACCACTTTGTGCAACGCCTCTAGAACTTCATCTTGCTTCATGCTCTCTCTCCTTTACGCCCTTTTCGGGCTTATTAATAATTTTCACCCATAGACCCCCCTACCCCATGAGAGTAGAGAGGGATGGTTTCACCGCCCGTTAGGGCTTCTGCATGTCAACATAGTTGACCCCTGTGCTTGCAGATACGACCAGCACCGTGGATTATTCGGGAACTGCCCCCTAGCTTGCGCATACCACGTAACCCTTTGCTTCCACGCAGGCAGATATCTACCCCTTAGTAACGTCTGGAGTACGGTTGCAATAGGAGGGGGTGAGACTAGAACTGCTTCACATAAAGCAGTGTGTTTCAAAACGAAAGGAATGTTCGCAATGGCGCTAACCCATTGCACAGTCCTAGTCTCAAAAACAAAAAAGCCATTTACAACTGCGCTTCGGTAGTGACCTTACTTTATGACTCTCCGACCGAAAGCATTAAGTAAAGCGAAACGCATGTGTAAATGGCTTAATCTATTGCTCACTACAGCAACAATCCGAATGTATCACAACTTATTGGAATGTTGTCAAGTACTTTGTAAAAATATTTTCAATCTGTATGCAAAATGAAAAAAGGCGACTTTCCGGGGGGAGTGTTTAAACAAAAAATGGTGCGCCGGGGCTGCTGGTTGCGTTTAAACAACACCGCCGGGTTGACTTGCTGCTGGAAAAAAAAATGGTTTAAACTTTACGCACCGCAACTTGCAGTTGTCGGTACTCTCCTCCTGTAATGGGATTAGCCCTTCCGAGGTTTCTTGGAGGGGCTTTTTTTTGGAGCAATCTCAGGGATCTTTTCAATGATGATCTCTGCCCTTGGGTTGTCAGGGTCTAGCCCCCAGTAGCAATGACGCTCTTTAACCTGTCGGTCGTTCTCATATATAAGACCCTGCATCAGGTCTAGGATCAGGCTCTCATCCAAGTCGGGTCGCCTTGAGGCGTAATAAATATGCAGAGTAACTCGCAGATCACCCGTCATTAGGGTAGCCAGTGGCTTGCACTGTTGCCTAAAAACATCAGAGTAACTTAATGCTTTCTTAGACTTAATCAGCCTAGACATACCACCGTAGTGTACAACTCTACGAGAATTTGCTTTAGAAGCTGGCTCACCAAAAATAATTTGTGATAGCACTTGCAATTGTGTTACATCATCGCTATTATAGAGGTCTGGATTCATAAAAACCTTAAGGAGAGTACATGAAAATTACCAATGAACAAGGCTTACCCGCACCGTTAGTGGCTTTGCTCGCTAGAGACTTCTACACTAAAGGCGCATCTCAGTATAGCGTAACAGAGCTAATGTCGCCACCAAAGATACGCAGAATGCGCGAACAGTATGATGATGAGATAGTCATTGATGTTACCAAATTGATTGCTTCTCAGCTAGGTACATTTATGCACGCCAAGCTTGAGGGCAAGGCTATAGAGGGCTATACCAATGAGGAGCGCATCTTTCACTCTATTGACGGTATCACCATCAGCGGTGCAATTGACCTACAGGAACACACAGATGACGGGGTTGTCATCATTGATTACAAGTTTGTTAAGGCTTGGTCAGTGATGCAAGCGTTGGCACGTAACAAGGATGAGTGGGACATTCAACTGAACATCTACAAATGGTTGATTGAGACCGTCAAGAAGCAAAAGGTCTGCGGTCTGAAGATCTGCGCAATCATCAAGGATTACTCACCCCACGCCACTCAGGAGAACTATCCCAAGGCAGAGGCAGTGATGATTGACATCCCAATGTGGGACTCGGTCACCACCGAGACCTATGTGCGTCAACGCTTGGACATGCACCGTTTTGCCAAGCAGGCCCAAGAATTCGGGGAGGAGTTACAACCCTGTACCGATGAAGAAAGATGGATGAGCGAGACCATCTACGCAGTGAAGAGAGAGGGTCGCAAGACTGCGATCCGTGTTTTTAAATCAATAGAAGAAGCCACAGAGTTGGCAGAAAAGGAAAAAGGCTATGTCGAGGAAAGAAAAGGTGAGTACAAGCGATGCACAGGAGATTTCTGTGGA